GTCAGTAATGGCCTTTAAAGATAATAACACTATAATATTCGATTCAAATACAACCAATATTCCGCAACTCGCAACAGCAAGTTTACCAGCAAGTCCTGTGAAAGGACAGATAGTTTATAATACGACCAATCGCAGGATGGAAATTTACGATAGTGATGCCGCAGTTTGGAAAAGTGCAGAAGACATAAGACGTAGTGTATTTTTAACTAGACAGACTATAACCACAGGTTATGTAATGGGTGGTTATCAAAATGCTAGTCCTTGGCGTAATGTTAATCGTATGGTACATGCAACTGATGTCTGTACAAACTTAGGCGATCTTTTAAGCTATGCCGGGGCCTATACCAGTGGTGTTTGCAGTATTAGTAAGGGTTTTTTATGGTCTACAGATAATAGTTTCCCTGGTAGTAGCACGACTACTAGTGCTTTTAATCTCGCTGCTGAAACCACAGCAGGAACAAGTAGCAGTTGGAATTTAAAGGTTGGCAGAGAAGATCCTGCCACTATTTTTAATCAGTTAGAATGGGCATTTATAGTAGGCGGCGCAAATAGAAATGATGTAGAGCAATTTAACTTAACTAATGAAACTATGCTGACACAGGTTGCACCAGCATCTGGTTTTGGATTAACTTATACAAGCTATTATGACAGCACAGCCAGTGCAGGTATCAGCGGCGAAGAACATGCTTATGTTTATGGTAATAACGGAGCTTCTAAGTTCGTGTTTAGCACAGGCATGGCATACAACATTTTATCTGGGGCATATCTTGCTACTCGTCCAGACGATCCAATTACAAATAATCTTTTTAGAATATATGCTCCGAACAAGCCAGGGGATCTAACAACTCATGCTCAACAAAAAGGAATTAATAGTAAAATAGGCAGAGGTTGGTTTGGTAACGAGGGTAGTTATAATGCTGGATATAACCTTCGTAGGATACAGTTTTCTACAGATAGCAGCCTGGGAACTGTAGCTAAACCTATAGGAAATACGGGTGAAGAAAACTTTGATATGGGACAAACAAAACAATACATGCTAGGCTGTTATGATGGCGCACAAAACAATAGAACCTGGAGATTTACTTACTCAACAGAATCCGGTAGTGAACTAGGAGCAGGATCGACTAGAACGGGTGTTCCTGGAGGGAGTTCTGGGCATTGCGTATGGAAATAATACTATGACACTTTATGTAAACAATACCAATGTTGGGGATTTAAATGGTTTACGAGTTCCAGTGTTAACAACGGCTACCAGGCCGGCTAGCCCAGTTGACGGACAAGTGATTTATAATACTACTCTTAACAGAATGGAGATCTATGATAGTGGACTTTGGAAAAATGTAGTTGATTTAGAAACTGGACAAAGCAGACCATTCTTATACAGACAAATTATTACCACAGGATATGTGATGGGTGGTTACAAGGACTCTAGTCCATGGCGTAATGTAAATCGTTTAAATCACGCTACTGATGTTTGTACAAATTTAGGAGATTTGCTCAGTCAACCAGGTGCCTATACTAAAGGTTGTGTCAGCCTCACAAAAGGTTTTTTATGGTCATGTACAACAGCATGGCCGGGGGCAAGTGTTACAACCAGTGCTTTTAATTTAGCAACAGAAACTTCCGCAGGTTTAAACACAAATTGGAATATGACTGTGGCTAGAGGAGATATGAGTAACCTATGGAAAGAATTCTATTATGCTTGGACTGTTGGAGGATCTGGTGGATCAAATGCTATGGACGTTTTTAATATGACCACAGAAGTTATGAGTGCTTCTGGTGTTTCCAGCACGATTAATGATTCAGGCAGCGGTGGTACTAATGGATTAGGATCATTTAGTGATGAACTTAAAGGATTCGCCTGGAATGATAGCACGGGGAATAAATTTACTTTTGCTACAGGCACAGGTTCGACTATAACTGACAACGGTGCGTCTAGTGTAAGAGGCGTCCATGGTCAGCAAAAAGGTATTAGTTCTAAAGTAGGCAAAGGTTATGGTGGAGGAGATGGTAGCTGGAATGGCGGATATGTCTTACGTCGTTGGAACTTAACTACTGAAACGTCTGCTGGATCTGATGTAAGCAAACCAGTAGGAAATTGCGGAGAAGAAAACTTTGACATGGGACAGGATCGTCAGTATATGCACGGATGTTACGATGGAGCCCAAAACAATAGAGGATGGAAATTTACCTATGCTACAGATTCTGGAGTTGAACTTGGAGCAGGTTCTGTTAGAACAGGTGTACCAGGTGGTAGTTCAGGCGCTTGTGTATGGAAAGGATAACTAATGGCATTTTATTATAACACAACCAAGTATGCTGATAATACAGGAATAAATGTTCCTACATTTACCACCGCAACTAGACCTGCCAGCCCAGTAGAAGGTCAAGTTATATATAATGCTACTGCGGGTGCTATGGAAGTTTTTATAGGAAATACTTGGAAACCTATTGATAACGAATCTGCACCGTTTGGAACAGCATTTACCTACAGACAAATTATAACAACAGGCTATGTTATGGGTGGTTATAAGGATACTAGTCCTTGGCGTAATGTTAATCGAATGGTACATGCCACTGACGTAATGACAAATCTAGGCGATTTGTTAAGTTATGCGGGCGCTTATACCAGCGGTTTTTGCACAACAACCAAAGGATTTTTATGGTCAACAGACAATACATGGCCAGGAACCAGCGTTACTACTAGTGCCTTTAATTTGGCCACTGAAACAACCGCAGGAACTAATACAAACTGGAATATGACTGTTAACCGTAGTGATATGGGTACTTTTTTTAAAGAACAAACTTATGCCTGGTTAGTTGGGGGTGGCAATACTGGTATAGATTTTTTTAACGGCACGACAGAAGTTATGAGTGCGACTGGCCAGACCAGTATGGCCGGTGATAGTATGGACAATGGTGTTGCCACTATCAGCGATGAACTAAAAGCCTTCGCATGGGGGAATGCCACTCATAAATATAGTTTCGCAAGCGGTAGTACAATGACCGTCAATACTTCTGGAACTGTTAGCGGTAGTGGTAGTCAACAAAAAGGTATTAATAGTAAACTTAGTAGAGGATATTGTGGCAACGAAGGAACTTATTGCGGCGGCTATAATCTTAGACGTTGGAACCTTACTACTGAAGTAAACTTAGGAACTACAGGAAAACCTGTTGGTGATAGTGGCGAAGAAAACTATGATATGGGCCAAGATCATCAATATTTGATGGGCATGTACGATTGCACAAATGGACAAAATAATAGAGGATGGAGATTTAGTTATGTTACAGAAACCGGATATGAACTCGGTTCAGGATCAGTTAGAACAGGTGTCCCAGGGGGCAGTTCGGGACATTGTGTGTGGAAAGGTTAACATTCCCGCAGAGAGATTTAATTATACAGCAGACAAGTTAACAACAAATACAGGATTTTTAACAGAGCATCAAAAAAACCTAATAGCACAATCCTTAAACCAAAAATGGGTAGTTCCGGAATTTAAAGTAAAAAACTTCATTGGTAATGCGCAAATAACGCCATATGCTAAAATTAAGCAATATTTGTTAGAGTTAAACACTAGAGAAGCAGCAGTGGAGGGCATGGAGTATGAAGTTCAAAAGATATTTTTCGAAATAGAAGTTCAAGAGGAACTTAAAGCAGAAACAGAAAGCGTTGCACAAAAGAAACTTCATGATTTAGAAATCGTAAAGTTACAGAGAATGCAGCATAAAAGTATTATTAGGTTACGTGATGCATATGTAGAACGTGATATGTATCTCAAATTAATAGATGAATTTAATGCTACACCTGAAGCATATCTGGAAGATGGTCGCAGGATCATGGATCTCATCGATGACCCTGTAGAAGCAGAGAAATTAGAAAGACATTATTGGACATTAAGGTTAGCCAAACAAACTGCATTAGATATGATCGCTTATGGGCGTGCAGGAGTTGGCAACATGGAAGCAGTTAGTATGCTAGAAACTGATCAGCAATATGAGGTTATGCAGATAGCCTGTGATTATTTTGTCAGAAATGAAATGCGTACCAATAGCCTACTTAGCAATATAAATGAAAATATTCAAAAGTTAGGTTCA